GTTGTATAGATATAGACCCAAGAAATTATTCAAATTACTCATCTAAAAAATATATAGATTTAATTAAAGAAGCTAATCTACCTTTAGTAGTTACTAAATCAAAATCAGGTGGATTACATTTATTTTTATTTTTAAAAGATTGGGCTTTAGTTACAGACATATTAGAAGTTTTAAACAAATGGAATAACAAATACTTTGATAGTGATGAAGTGTTTCCAATGAAGAAGGCTATGAATATGCCATACTTCAAAGCAGATGCAACAACTGAACACGGTTATGATGATGATGGTACACCAATTTTATTAGGTAGGTTTATAGAAATAGCTAAAGCAAAAATAAAAGATATAGAAGATTTAAAAGAATTTAAATTAAAAGAATATGAACCTGAATTTGAATACAGTAAGTTTCCACCTTGTATACAAAATTTAATTAGAGAGAAATGGTCAGGCAATCATAGAAATGATATTTTATTTAACGCAGGTATCTTAGCACTTAAGCAACACGAACATAAATTAAGTAAAGAGGAACTGTTTAATATTTTAAAAGAACGTAACAAACAATTCTTTGCAACTCCTCTACCTGAAAATGAAATACAAACATCATTATTAAAATCATTAACTAGTGCAAAAGAATATTCGTTTAAATGTCCACCTAAGTATGGCGCTCTATCACCTATCTGTAATAAGGAAGTATGTAAGAACAGACCACTAGGTATAGGAGCAGAAGCACCTGATATTGTAAATGATTTTAAAGATATAACTTACAGTAGAGATATTAAATCAATTGAATATAGTTTTAATTTAAATGATGAGTTTATTACAGTTAGACCTGAAGATATGGCAGATGAGAAAGCTTGGAGAAAGAGATTATTAAATTATAAAATCTATTGGAAGACTTTACCTAGACCTAGAAAAGGCCCATCACCATTTGAAATGCTTATGAGTCATATTGTGATGAACGCTGTAGAGGATAATGAATCTAAATGGTTAGATGTATTGAATGAACAGCAGTACGATATTCTTAAAAAATTCTTTGAAGATCATTTAGAGGTAGATGACTTTGCAAAAATTAAAGACGGCTTTGTTATTATGGATTCTAAAACTAAGAACTGTTACTTCAAACAAGTTACATTAAAGAAATTTCTAACAGGTAAAAAATATTTTAATACATCTAAAGAAGCTATGAAGTTATTAGGATGTAAGAAATTAGAATATCATGAAGGTGAAAAGAATGTATGGTGTGTAGAGATGCCTGAATTCGTGGAATACAAAAAGGTAAAAACAAAACCTAAGCAAGAAGAAAATAAACTATCGGAGCTAGATGACGAATACCACACAGGAAAATTCAGAACTTGATTATCTAAAGTCGTTAAAACAAAAGACGATTAAGATATTTGGTCCTCCAGGTACAGGTAAAACATTTACGCTTATTGAAAGAGTTTTAAAAGGACATCTTAAAAAAGGTATACAACCACAACAAATAGCCTTCTTATCTTTTACAAATAAAGCAGTTAACACAGCTAGAGAAAGAGCTCTAGAAGCTTTTCCTCATTTCTCATCAGATGACTTTTATAGATTTAATACTTTACATAAATATTGCAGAAGATTTTTTGATGAAGAAGTATTTGATCCTAAAGATTGTATGATTGATTATGCATTAGAGAATAGTATCGTTAAGAAATCAGATACTAGATTATCTGATGATGACTTTACTTATAAAGATTGGTCACTACAAGTATACAGTAAAGCAAGGAACTTAAGAGTAAATCCAACAGAGGCATATAAAAGCGAATCATATAAGAAAGATAATATAGATGTGTTCCTTAGAAAAATACAAACCTATGAAAGCTACAAGGCCCACGGTAAACAAAAACCATTCATAGACTTTGATGATATGATTCAAAGAGCAGTTAAAGAAGTTAGCTTCCCAGCTCTAGAGTTATTAATATTAGATGAAGCTCAAGATTGTACACCACTACAATGGGATGTAATTTATAAGATGGCTAAGAATGTTAAAAGAATTTATTTAGCAGGAGATGATGACCAAGGTATTTATAAATGGAATGGTGCAGACTCTAGATATTTTACAGAATACTTTCCCGGTAGAAAAGTTAGATTAAGAAAGACAAGAAGATTTGGAGAAGCTATACACCACTTCTCTCAAATTATAAGAAGAGGTATCGAAGGCAGCATTGAAAAAGAATATCAACCATCTAATCAAAAAGGATATGTTAAAAGCTATCAGCAATTTAGTAAGATACCTTTTAATGAAGAGCAAGGTACTTGGTTCATTTTGGGTCGAATTAACACAACTGTAAATGAATTAAGAATGTTAGCTAAAGATGCAGGTTTATATTTTAAAGATAATCACGGTAACAAATGCTTTGATGATAAACAATGGAAAGCTATCAAGGCTTGGACAAAATTAAATAATGATAAAAAATTAAATAAAATAGAAGCACAAAATTTGTATAGATACATAAGAGAACTAACAGAAGCTGATTATAGAACAGAAAAGTTTTGGTCTGCTGAACCTGACTTTAAAGAATATGGATTTGAAGAACTTAAACAATGGTGTGGTTTAGATTTAGATGATAAAGCTAAAAAGAAACCTTGGTATTGGATATTAAGAAGAAACTTTAAACCAGGTCAAACAAGGAATTTTATTAGATTACTTAGACGATATGGTCAAAAGGAATTAGATGCTGAGCCTAAGATTATTATAGATACTATTCATTCTGTAAAAGGTGATGAAGCAGATCACGTGGTTATGTATAGCAAAACAAATTACCCATCTAATTTTAAAACAAAAAATAAAGATGATAAAACAGATGAACGTAAAGTATGGTACACCGGTGCAACAAGAGCAAAAAAGTCTTTACATTTACTTCGAACTGACTATAAGTATAGCTATCCGATTGGTTCGGATTATTTAATCTATGTACAGGAAAAACAAAATGACAAATAAAAATATGTTTGATGAAGTGTTTCCACAAGAAAGACAGGTAGGTGGGAGTCACTATAAATCTTTTCACATTCAGCCGTATGAATTTATTTCTAAAAACAATCTCTCGTTCTTTCAGGGAAATGTTGTGAAGTACGTTTGTAGGTATTTATCAAAAAATAAAATAGAAGATTTACAAAAGATAATTCATTATTGTGAATTAGAAATATTAAAATTAAAAGATGACAACAAGTAAATGTATTAATTGCAATAAAAGAGATATTGCGTTTGATTGTCTTTATTATTGTAGGATTTGTTATTATGAATTATGCAAGATAAAACATGTATTAAATGTACTAAGATAGCAGTTGTCATAGACAGAGGATTTCCTTTGTGTGGTGATTGTTATTGTAAAGAATATAAACTAGGAAAATACGAATACAAAAAAGATGAGGATACAGTAAGTGAAACATCTAGATCTGTTTAGTGGTATAGGTGGCTTTGCATTAGGTTTACAAAAAGTAGGATTTGAAACAGTTGCTTTTTGTGATATTGAAAAGTATTGTCAGCACTTATTAAAACAAAAATGGAATGGAGTAAAAATTTATAATGACGTCAGAGAAATCACAAAAGAAAAATTCAAAGCAGATGGAATTGAGTTTCCCGAAATCATCACGGGTGGCTTCCCGTGCCAGCCGTTTAGTGTCGCAGGAAGTAGAAAAGGAACAGATGACAACAGACATCTCTGGCCAGAAATGTTTAGAATCATTAAAGAGTTTAAGCCAAGGTGGGTTATTGGCGAAAATGTGCGAGGCATTGTTAGTATCCAAGACGGCTTGGTATTCGAGACAGTGTGCACTGACTTGGAAAGTGAAGGTTACGAAGTACAAACGTTCAATATTCCAGCTGTCGGCGTCGGCGCACCGCACAAAAGAGAACGAATTTGGATTGTGGCGAACTCCCGATGCAGTGTCAGGAGGGAGCAATCTTCCAGGAATTCAGAAAGCATTAGATCAGGGACATTTAAAGAGACCGAGCGGTCAACAGATACAAGTGAGATTACAAGACCAAGTGAAAGAACCGAGACTATGGCCGACACCGAGAGCAAAAGAACCGGGGAGAACAACGAAAGGTTACGGTCGGGGACTAGCGGAATTAGTGGAAGGGAAGGAACAACTAGAATCCAAGAAGATGTGGCCAACTCCAACACAGGGAATGTGGAAGCAGGATGTGAACGACAACGGAGAATACGCGAAGAGAATACAAAAGAAAGGCAATCAAATAATGTTACCGGCAGCAGTGAAGTTATGGCCAACACCGACAACAATGGATCACGTAAAGAGAAAAGGAATGAGACCATCGAGAGCAGCTACAAACAGAAAGACAGGTTATCTATCAGAGATGGTAATGATGTGGCCAACACCAGTACAGGACGATGTACATTACAGGAAGAACAAATACAAACAAGGTGGAACAGCTTTGAGTACCAAGGCTGGTGGAACTTTGAACCCGACGTGGGTAGAGTGGTTAATGGGTTACCCGGCAGAGTACACAGACTTAAAGGATTGGGAAACGCTATCGTCCCGCAAATCGCGGAAGAAATAGGAAGAGCAATAATGAAAGCTGAACAATGAACAACGAATTTTATTTTCATAGAAGAATAAAATTTACTGCTCTTAGGCAAAGTAAGAAAGCAGTACTAGCTGAGATTTATGAGATTAGTGGTACATCTTTTTGGTCGTTAGAACATAAGTATAAAGATATTTTAAAACCTATGCAAATTTGGTTACCTAAAAGTTGGTTTAAAGTAGATCTTCATAATCAATTTTGGATTTGGGAAAAAGGTGTAATAAGTGCCTTAAATAAATTAATTGAAAA